TGGAACAACCAAAACTCAATGGAAAACTTTCTCAGCTGGAGAAGCATTAGTTTTAGATGATGATCTTTACACGTTTCCAAAGGGAACAAGTTTCTATGGAAACGGAGCTGCAAACGGTAGTTTTTCGATTGCCTACACATTTGTAAACAATTTTTAGGTAAAGATGAGCCAAATCATAAAAAATCTAGCTTCTGGGCCAGTCCCTCCTCCAGTGGCGACATCCTATGTAACTGATGTTAATTCTCCAGCAGTCCCGGCAGCCAATGTGTTGGACGTTTTTGGAGGACAGACTACAACAAATAACGACAAGGGCGTTCAGACGGATGGTAGTTCCGGATCGAATATATTGACGGTTCAGCTTACTAACAGGACAACAGGCACAATCACAACAGCAGATGCCACCCTAACAACAATTATAACATTTCCTTTGGGCGCAACACCTGCCACATTTTATTTTAATGGGAATGTTCAGGCTTTTAATTCTTCCACTCCAGCAGGTGCAAGCTATGGGTATTCAGGAGCGGTTCGCACAGATGGTGCAAGTGCGACCTTAATTTCAGCTGCATATCATGATGAATTCGAAGAACCAGCATTAGCAACGGCAGATATTTTTCTTGCAGTTAGCGGTAACAATGCTCTTTTACAAGTCCAAGGAGTGGTAGCAACCAGCATAAATTGGAATTCTCTTTTAGAATATAGGAAGGTGACATAATGGGATTTAGTTTTATCACTGGTCAAGAAACTATAATGCATGCTGATAATGCTTCATTTGATGGCACAGAAAGGGCAGGAGCTCTTAGTGCGAATGGGCAGTTATGGATAGGTTCTGCCGGATCACCTCATGTTGTAAAAAGCACTCTTACACCTGGAACTGGCGTTTCAATAACGAATGGCCCTGGATCAATAACAATTGCATCCTCTTCAACAACACCATTGTCTTTTCCTACAGATTCTGGAACGGCAACACCCGCCTTGAATATACTCAGTTTATTGGGTCAAAACACAACGGGTTCAGGAATTCAAACATCTGCTAGTGGCTCTACTGTTTCACATAGAATGCTTAGTCCATATTCGCTTGCAGGATTTTCTTTCACTGGTGGTGATTTAGATGTAACAAGATCAGCTTCCGGGGCTAATGTTATTAGTACAATCTCTAATACTTCCAATACAGCTTCCTCTCAAGCTAATGAAGTGATAACCGTTGCTGGGGCTACTGCTGGAGATCCTTTCACTACTTATACTGTCACGGGTGCGACAAGTTTTTCTATTGGTATTGATAATAGCGATTCGGATAAATTTGTAATTTCCGCATCTACATCTTTAGGAACTTCTAATGTTCTTACCTCCTCTCCAGGAGGAACAGTTACAATTCCACTGGCAAATTTTCAGACTATTAGATCAGCTTCGGCAGCTCCGGTAACCAACTCAACTATCAATACAGAGTCTACTAATGGCGCTTCTAACGCAGCAGAAATTATTCAAACTGAAGGAGCAAATGGCGGAGATCCATGGATAGCTTTTACAGTAAATGGAGTTACTGGATACTCTTTGGGTATTGATAATAGCGATTCGGATAGATTGAAGTTAACACCTAGCAACTCTGGTCCATCATTTGGAACTGATATAATTTCTTTGTTACCTACAGGAGAAATAAATTATCCGCTTCAGCCTGCATTTTTTGCATGGCTCTCCGCAGGTGTAGCAGATGTTACAGGGGACAATACAGCTTATACAATTATTTATGATACGGAAGTATTTGATCAAAATGCAGATTTTGATCTAGGCACTAGTATTTTTACGGCTCCTGTAACAGGAAAATATCAATTTGATGGTCAATTATCTTATACTGTAGATACTTCTGCACCAACTAGCGGTAGTTGGACAATATTAACATCAAACTTAACAATTAGGTTTTGTAGATTATTAGGAGCCTTAGATATCTCACAAACAACGAGTAGGTCAGGAAGTGTAATTTGTGATTTAGATGCAGCGGATACAGCAAAGCTTGTGTTTCAATTAAATGGTTCGACAAAAGCAGTTGATATGGTTGCAGCTTCTAGCGGAGCGCCAAATAATCATTTCTCTGGCTTTTTAGCATGTTAAAATAAGGAATAATATGAAAATTTCAGTAAATGACGAAGAATTATTTTCACTAAGTGAAGTACAAAAGAAAGTGATTAAGAATGATATCCACGAGGAAATCTTTGATGAAGATATGAAAAGACGTTTGCAATACATTCTCATGCACAAGTATGAACAATGCTTTAAACGCCTTAAATCGGAATGGGAACCAAAGCTCTCGTCTAAAGGAGTCCCTATGATCCCTACCAATCCAGATGCTTTTGCAGAGCTAGTATTTAGTCAGCAAGAATATAAGACACGTTCACAGAGAGAATAAAGGCAAAAATTAATAGATCGAACAGATATAAATTTTTTATTTTCTATTAAATAAAATCTCTCTTAAATCAACAAGAATATCAACCCTACCTTGTCTATAAAGATATTCTTCGGAATTTTTATTAGTATAATATAATTCATTACTTGTATTGTATATATTTAAATTTATAAAATCCATAGCTAGATCACAAGTAGGACATGCCATTAGAAGAGAAGAAAAAAATACCATCAATAAAGTAAAGAATTTAATCATGTATTTCTCCAAAGGAAATTTTATGCTATATCCATTCGTTTGTTTTATTTTTTTCACATCATGCACCGCTCTCCCGCAGCTATATCAAGCGGCTGAAGACATCGCTGACGACAATGCCATCAAGGTAGAAATATCGCGTGAGGCTATTACAAAGCAAACCGACGTAAGAGTTGTTATTGATGTGAAAAACAACCCAGAAGCAGCAAATCAAAAAAAATAGAATTAATGTTATTTTTATTTGTGTCAAAAAATTATTTTCTTTATGGTCACATCAGGACCTTAACGATGTGAGGAAGTATGCCATTGGAAAAAGGAAAAAGCAAGAAGATTAGGAAAAAAAGAAAATAAAGGTATAATGCCTCTAAAGGATGGTATTATGCTTGGAAAATGTGAGGTGTGTTCAAATTTATTGAAAACAGGAGAAAAATTTTGTTCGCGATTATGTTATCATATCTCGACGCGAGGAAAATATAACTCGGGACACGAAAACACAAAAAATTTTAGATTCAAAAAAGGAAAGAGTGGTTATCACCATAAATCCAGGGAAGTTCAATGCAAAGAATGTAAAAATAGTTTTATAAGCACAGGGGCTTTAGCTTTGTTTTGTTCTGACAAATGCAAAGAAAAAAGCAGACCTGACAGACTAAAAAAAGATTTTGTTTGTAAATTTTGTGAAAAAGCATTCAAGCGTCGCGCTTTTAACAATGCATGCTATTTCTGTTCACGAGAGTGTAACGGGTTTTTTCAGATGGCATATAGCGGTAAAGGTTATTTTTATAAAGCTTTCGCATTAAAGGATCACAGATGTGAAATATGTGGGGAAAATGATTATCAAGTTTTGGTCGTCCATCATCTTGATAGAAATAGAAAAAACAACGATATAGGAAATTTGCAAATACTCTGTGCCAATTGTCACCATAGAATTCATTTCGGACAGGGTAAGGAGAGAAAAATTAAAATTGAAAAAATTGCATTAAACAAGGACAAATTCAATGCCTTTAAAGAAAGGTTCTTCAAGGTCAACAATAAGTTCGAACATAAAAGAAATGGAGGCTAGCGGACATAAACGCTCTCAGTCCATAGCTGCAAGTCTTAATGAAGCTCGCAAAAGCGGCGCAAAAATCCCAAAGAAAGGAAAAAAATAATGTTGGATTTTATCCGAGGACTTTTCAAGAAAGAATTTCAGTTGTGTAACACAGCTAATATAACAGGATATCTGTGTCAAATTATGCGTCTTCTAGAGGCAGAATATACAACAGATCAAAATGCTAAAAATAATGCGATAGATGCTGTGTGTAAGCTGTTGCAAGAATATAAAGACCCCCAATCATAGGAAGGAATAATGAACAAGGCAATTAAGAAAGAAAAGAAAGTGATCGATAAGGGAATGATGAAGCTTGAAAAGATGGACAAAAAGAACGACAAGAAGCATGAGAAAGTCGGTATGAAAAAAGCAATGAAGAAAAAAGGTTGCTAATCTCAAAAAAAAATTAGCACGAAAAGCGCCGATGTGCTAAAAATAAGTTGACCTAGTTTTTTCATGGACGCTCGTTTTTTGTTAGGTATGCTAAAGGGAAGAGGCTCATCACTTCTTCCCTTTACTTTTTCATTCTTTATATCCTATTCCGTGATCATGTAGATTTTGTTTTAATCTATAGATTATTTCTCCGTAGGTACATTCCGTTTTATAGATACTTTCACTATAATTTTTGCACCGACAAATCAATGAAATATTACAAATAATCGAAATTACGAAGACAACAAATATGAATTTTTTTACTCCAGTATCTAACAACATGTGATCCTCCAGCTATATGTGGGTTCTTTTCTATGTTTATCGAGATCAACTTCTTTGAGACACTCAATTGTCGAGTAGTCGACAACCCCCTTTCTGACTACTTGGCAAAGTGATATACCGGCCCCTTTCGAGTTTGATTCTCCACTTAGCAGTATGAGTTCTTTTCTCAACTCCTCTTCTTCCTTCTCTAATTCTTTTATAGATTCTGTCAGAAGTTTCCACTTTAAAGCACACTCTTGCCATACTTCATCATCCCTTTCGATATAATCGTTTTCAGACCTCTCTGGAAGCGTTTCGTTATTCAAACACATGTAAAATTTATATTCTTCAGCGATCATCTTTTCGATGTATTCATTATCTCTATGCACTTCGACAATAACCCCGTCAATACCATCAAAGCTGAAATAATAAACGAACTGTACGCCAGCAACGTACATTTGATGCTGCAACTGAGGGTAATAATGAGCCGGTACCTTTCCTAGAAGCGCCACGTTATGGTCTGTTTCTCCTGGACACTTAATCTCAACGATGTATTTTCCGCAATCACTTATGCCATCCAATGAGGCCAATGTCCAATCCTTAACAATAACCTTTGGATGCATTACAAACCCTGTTTTGATACAGAATAATTCCCTGGCCATTGGCTCTAAATCCAATCCCCTCTGCATCCATTTGTTTGGAGGTTTCGGGGGATCATCAGAGAGCTTTTCATGATAAAGTTGAAGCCTGGTCTTCTTGCGAGATGCACGCATTATGATGTTTGCATCTGTTGCCGTTATCTTTTTCTTTCTAAGAGCTAACCATTCAGGTGTCCCTTGAACAAATTCTTGTGCTATTTCAAAGGCTTCTGCTGACATGCTGTAACCTCTTTTCTAAATATTGGATATGATCTAAAGCAGCAGACAATTTGTTTGCTAATATGGCCACGAGAAGATCTCGTGGTTCATTTACCTCTTGTAAGTATTCTGAGGCGTTCTTCTGAACTTCTCTGATAATTTCTTCTGCAGTCATTGTACCTCAGCGGTAAGAAGTTCTGGGGCCCTTTCAGATTCAGATTTCTGGCGTGTGTGATTAGCTTCCATATTCTTGACAGCAGCATCTTTCATGCGCTGGTATATGTCAGATGGCAAATCAGAAAGGTTTTCTGTCTTGTATTTCTTTTTAAGGAATTCGATAACCCATGTTCTATATGCCTCATCACATTCGCCAAGAATCATCTCCAGTTCAGCAGCTTGTTCTAGACTGATTTTAGAAACTATCTCAACAGGATCTGCTTGCTGCATCTCTTCTTTTGTGTAGACTCCTGACATCTCTGCTGGGAATGCTTTTCTTAAGGCTTGCGCTTCCGCACACTTTGCAAGCATTGTTCTGGGCATATTTCCCCACATCCCCATAGGTTTCTTTTCTCCTGTGCTTTTGTCCACAAAAGTTTGCATATATTCATCCACATAGGCGCTAGCAGAAACTACGTGCCATGTGCCATCTCGTGTTTGCTTCTTGATATAAGCAGTTGCCGATTGTATGTTTCCTGAAGCATCATGAACATATGTTGGCTCTGGCCCTGGCGCATAGCACCCAGTCCTTTCAGCAATTAAACGGTAGCCATCTATTCCTGTTTGAATAGTCATCGTCTCGCCCCATGTGCCATCTGGCTTCTTAGCCTTTCTCTTCACTGCATAGATCTGGCGCATGAATGGATCCAATTGAGTCTTGACACAGGCCATAAGGAAAATCTCGAACTCTTCATTTGACACTCCTTTGCATATGGAGTTCTTTAGGATTTCGATTTGTTTAGGATTGAAGTGTTTTGAAGGAACACAATTTGACTCTTCAGATACGGCAGGGGCATTAATTTTATTCATATTGGCTTCCTTTGGTGTTAAAATCTCATTGATAAAAACCATCAGCAGCAATACGATGTTTGCTGCAGCGGCTTGAGTTAAGTCTTGGCGGACTATCCTTTTGTGAATTCTTGACGCTGCCATTTCTATAAACTGGATCTTACCATTTAAAGAATTTTATTGAATCAGCATCTGTCACTCTTTTGATCACGTTGAAAATGTTAACAAGTTCACTATTTTAGATCAAGTGAAAAAAATCACAAAGTGCACATAACCAAAATATGTTGCTGAAAATTCGGACTTTATGTACATATATGGCCTAGGAATTTTTGGAGGTTCATATGAAATTGAAATCCTATCTGGCTGAAATTGGGATGAGCGTTAAGGAATTTAGTGCTCTCGTTGGATGCAATTACCGCTATATGTCTAGGATTATGAACGGTCACACTATGCCAGGAAAGAGACTGAAGAAAGACATCGAAGATTTAACGGATGGACAAGTGAAACTAGTTTACAAGAACGAAAGGATAAAAAAGGCACAGGAGAATTCCAAGAATCAAATAATATAAAGCTACACCGCCGCCTGGAGGCTTTGGAAGCTTACACTCGCATATTAGCTCAAGAGCCACACAGTTGTTAGCATGACTATTGTCGCTATTATAGGCAATGCGAGTGCTATATAGATCGTCCATTCCGGCAGTCCTTGGTAGATTTCTTGCCACACTTTCTTCATACACTCACCTCATCTTCTTGGTACTCTAGCAGACAAATTTTGACAAGAGTTTTTTTTAATTTAAAATTCTTGTTATAATTTAAGAAATTTTGATACATATACTTCGAACAACCCAAGGAAGTGTTATGATTATACGCCAAGACTTTAACCAGCTGCCTCCTAAAATGTTTATGATGCAGATTATGAATGATCTCCTAAAAGCTTATTGCTTTTTGTGGGAGAAAAAAGATAAGCTCAACAGAATTCGGATGACTTGGAAAGATTTATCCAGGTATTATCACAAAAACGCCTTCCGCACGAATCTTAGGAAGCTGTGCAACGAGGGGTTATTGAATTATGATGAGTCAGAAGACGGAGTCGCAATCGAATTGGTCGGTTGGGATGAAATGATGGACGCTTAAAATGAGACTGCGGCTAAACGCCGCAGTCTTATATTTTGCCCCTTACGACAATAAGGGTTAGACACTCTATAGGATATATGTTTCTTGTTGTTAATGCACTCACGTAAAGTTTCTATATTGCTCACAAAGAAACTTTACATGCATTCACAGTGTTGCACTCACACTGAAAGCTTACATTATCCTACCATTTAGTGTCTAGCCCTTTGTGAGTTAAATTAATAACTTTACAAAGGTGTTCTCAGATGCAGTCAGAAATAGTCTCAGGGTTTAATTTAAGTGTAGATCAAGGAGTCGCCCAGACCCTAGGAATCGAGGCAGCCTTCATTTTTAATCATATTATCTATTGGCTTAGAATAAATGCCGACAAGAGAGATGTAGAAAAAATCGAAGGAAGATATTGGATGTACGAAACCCAAAAAGAAATGGCAGAATTTTTTGGATTTTTGGATGAAGATAAAGTATGTAGAGGCCTAAAAAAGCTTGTTGAATCAGGATTGATAATAAGAAAGTGTTTAAGTAAAAATCCTTTTGACAGAACCTACTCTTATACAGTGACAGATCAGACGCTAATCAAAAAAAGCTTACGAAACCCCCCAATCTGCGGAATGGAAACCCCCCAATCTGCGGAATCTGATACCCCCCAATCTGCGGAATGTATATATACAACAGAAGAACAACAAAAAACCAATATAATAGCAGCAGCAACAGCACCGGCTGCTGCCGAGAAAACATGTAGCTTGATTTATAAAAATACAAAGGGAGAAGCGGTTTCTATTTCCGAAAGTGCGATTTTCCGACACTTTCTTAAACTCCCGTATGCCACTGAAGAAATTCAACAGGCCATCAGCCAAGTCCGGACTTCTTCCGATTTCATTGGAAATATTTTTAAGTATTTGGAAGCTATATGCCTGCGAATACATAACGATAAATCGCTAAGAACAAAAGAGTTGAGTAAACATCAAGAATGTGATATACCGGATACCAGCAAAGGTCAAAAAGTTAATCTTGGAGAGTATATGAAAAAACATCATAACATAGACTTGGGTAAAAAATGAAAAATAGCAAATTTCCTGAAAATGATTCCGTACTTAGAAACGCATGCCTAGCAGCCCTTAATTTAAGCCCTGAGAGCGCGCAAAAGATTTCGACATGGGTAAGTACACCTCACGACTTTTTGCTTTATCTAGGAAGCCCTGGATGCGGAAAAACATACTTCTGCGCTGCGATGGTCAACTATCTAGCAGAAAAGAAGACTACTTTTTCTTTTTGGTTCGAAAGAGATTTTTTTTCAGGATTGAGAGAGGTGATCGAAAGAGGATGGGATCCAATTGTAGAGCTAGAAAAACTCAATGATGTTCCTTTTGCTATTCTTGATGATATGGGATGCGCAAGAGCAGATAAACTCACCGATTGGCAAAGAGAAATGCTTTTCAATTTTGTGGATATTAGATCCATGTCTAGGCTACCAACAATTATTACTTCCAATCATTATCTAAAAAACATAAAGTTAAATTTTGAAGAAAGGTTTTTCTCTAGACTCGCGGCAAAAAGAAATACCATTATAGAGCTGAAAGAAGAAGACTTACGCCAGGTGTATGATTGAAAAGATAGTTTGGGAACTTCCGCTCAAGACGACAGACGAAACCAACGGCTACGAGCATCACTGGGTAAAAACCAAAAGACACAAGCAGCAGCAGTTCTTTGTTAAGCAATTATTTTTGAAAGAAGCTAGGAAGATCCTATTGCCATGTACGATAAAATTTATCCGATTATCTTCTCACTTCATGGATGAAGAGGACAATCTGCGCATGGCGTTTAAGTGGATAAAGGATCAGGTTGGTGCGTGTCTGTTTCCCGAGAAGTCGGTGGTCTATATCAACAAAAAAGGAAAGGTATTAGAGAATCGAGGGCACGCGGATTCTGACAAGCGCGTGACATGGGAGTATGGTCAAGAGAAAAGCAAAATGCTTGGCATTAGGATTGAGATCTCGTTTGCAATTCCCGACCAACCTCCCGCAATTGACCATGTATGATTCTTATGGCCTCTCGCGGGTTCTCCAGTGCTAGCTTGTCTATATCACCCACAAGCCTCTTGACGTTCTCTGACATCAAAGAGGCGATCTTCCGTCGTGTACACCCATTCTGTTTTTTCATTGTTCATCTCCTTTAGTTTCATTCGCAATTTCTCATTCTCATCCTTAAGCTCTTCATAAAGCTTTTTAACCTCACCCATCTCGGAAAACAGTTTCCGCCTTACCTTCCCCATACTCTCATGCATATCACTGATCTGCTTTTGCATGAGAGAAAATTTAAGTTCATCATCCGATTCATTTTTTATGTTGAATTCTAGCTGTATCGTGCTCATCGCCCACCTCCTTAGGCGAAGAGTGTGAGCGAAGGCAGAAAAAAAAACAAGTGAAGTAAAACTTATACATCTGTTAAAAGAAATTATTTAACAAGGAGAAACTCAATGATCGAATGGAAATTAGAAGCTATTCCTATCAAGGAACTGAAAGAGCACGCAAAGAATCCCAGATACATAACGAAAGAGCAAAACCAGCACTTGACTAATCTGATTGCTAAGTTCGGCCTAATCGAAAAGCCGATAGTGAATCTGGATCGTACAATCATTGGGGGCCACCAGCGCATCAAAATCTTAAAGAAGATGAAAACGAAAGTAGTTGAATGCTGGGTGCCAGATCAACAGTTGTCTGAAGAAGAGATAGACCATCTATGCATTGGCCTTAACTTAAACCAGGGGGAGTTTGATTACGACATTCTAGCAAACGAATGGAATCCAATCGATCTTCTTAAATATGGATTTTCTGAGAAACAGCTTCTAGGAACATGCAAAGAGGCAGAAGAAATTCTAGAAGAAGAACAAAAAAGCAGCAGCAGTAAGAAAAAAGAGTGCCCAAATTGCGGGCATGCATTCTAATGACTAGCATCCCAATAAAATGCGCTCGCTGCAATGTGATCTACTGGTGGGATATAGATGCCATACATAATCGATATCATAAATGCTTAACAGATGAAGAAGTGCTGGCTGAAATCCTTAGAGACCTGGATCATATTCCTAAACCCCTCCCAGAAAAAAAGCCAAAAGAGAAAAAGAAACCAAATCAATATACTTGCAAGAAATGTAACAGTAAATTTGAAAGCGGTTCTTCCCATAGAGTTTATTGCTCTTTTCAATGTCATAGAGACGATCAAATCAAGATGGCAAATGATAGATGGTTGAAGCGTGATATAAACAAACCAAAAAAGCCCAAAGTACCTGGATACAAAGTGAATGAGATTCTGGAAAGGAAGAGGGTTTACTACTCAGAAAAATGGATGAATAAGTTTAAATCGGTAAGAGGATAAATCAAAGTAACTAACATAGAGGAAATTAAATGAATATTATACCAAAACAGGGCTACGTCTTAGCGTCTAATTATGAGCTCCCACAAGAGAAGAAAGGATTGCTCATTCTTAAATATCCAGAAGAGTGTAAGGGGCACATGAAGATTGAAAGCCAGGGAGTATTGTACAAAGAAGGACAGATAGTCTTGCCTCATCCATATAAATCAAAGTTACAAGTAGGTGAGAATTTATTCTTGATAGAGGAAAACGATATTATTGCAACGGTGCAGCTATGACATTTCCTCCAGAATGGAAGGGGAAAACAACAACCTTCCGAAGATATAAAAAATTGAGCGAAGATATTATTTCTTTAGGAGATGGAGAAGATCCTCCTGCTGGTTTAATAAATCCAGACTACAAGCAGCAGCCAAGCAATCCTAGAAAATGTGTGCAGTGCGGGAAGACTCATGACACAATTAAGGAGTTTTTTTGTGGAGTGGATTGATGTTAATCAAAAATTACCAGAGCAATTTGATCAAATTCTGATATCGGACGGTAAGGTGGTTACTACCTCCTATTTTCAAGATGGAGATTTTGTAGGTAAGGAACTAGATATTGAAGTAACTCATTGGATGCCTTTGCCAAAAAAACCAGTGTCACAATAGGGTACTCCCAATTGAACATAAAACAATAATTTTAAACGTGTGTTTTTAACATATCATTCTTTTTCATTGACAGAATGTAACAGGACATCTTATATTCAAGTCTATCGAAAGGAAAAATAGATGAGTGGTGAATCAAAGAAAAATGTAAAACTATCTTTTGATGATAGGAAAAAGATGGAAGTGCTTTTACATTCTGGCACGTCAAAAGTTGAAATTTCCAAAATATTAAAAGTTAATCCTGCCACTATCTTTCGAGAAATAAGAAGATGTGAAAATGCATATAATGCTCAAGAAGCTCAAGAGACAGTCTATAAAAGCAAAAACCTTTTAGATTTCGACATTATAGGAAAACGATTCGGATTATTGCAGGTCAAATCATTTGCAAATATATATAAAAAACGATCTTGGTGGAATTGCATGTGTGACTGTGGAAAATCATGCGTAATATCCAGAAAAATTCTCGTTGAAAGATGCAGTGATAAAAGATTATTAAGCTGCGGATGCGTTCCAAAACAATGGGGAGGCCAAAAACAAAATCTTCCCATAGAAGAACTTTCATTAAGAAAATATCATGATCTTTTGAAATTTAGAAAAATTAGTGGAGATTGTTGGGAGTGGACAGGTTATAGGATTAAAGGAAAAACTCCGATGTGTTCTTGGAGGAATAAAACTATGACTGTCCGAAAATGCATGTATTTAATTTTCAATGGAACAATGTATGAACCTAATAGAGTTCATACCACTTGCGGAAACCTATTATGTTTTAATCCAGATCACATAACAATAGAACCATCTATAAAAAGACATTATTATGAATCATAAAGGTAAGCGTATAGGTTATATTCGAGTAAGCACTACAGATCAGAATCCTGATAGGCAATTAGTGGATATTCCTCTAGATAAAAAATTTATTGAGTATGCTTCTGGAAAAGACCTTGAGCGCCCGCAATTGCAGTTTTTATTAGAATACATGCGAGAAGATGACGAGCTCTATGTTCATTCTACGGATAGATTGGCTAGGAGTGTTAGAGACCTTCATCATCTCGTTGATTTGATAACCGAAAAAAAAGTAACGGTAAATTTTGTAAAAAATAATCTCATTTTTTCTGGTAAAGATTCGCCTATGTCTAAATTCCAATTGTCTTTATTGGGGGCGTTGGCAGAATTTGAACGTGAAATTATTTTAGAGAGACAAAGAGAAGGGATTGCACAAGCTAAAAGAATGGGTAAATACAAGGGAAGGAAAAGTAAATTTACTCCAGATGTTTCAGACAAGATAAAAACTCTTATGGAAACACGAGATCCAAAGAGCAAAATTGCTCAGCAGCTGCAAATTTCTCGCTATACTTTATATCGCTATTTGGAAAAGATGAAAAATTCAAATATTGAACGTCCCGCAGAGACTTTAAACCTGCCGTGACTCATGACGTAATCTGAGTGAGCCAGTCCTAGGCAACTGAGCAGTATACGCACTTTGATCCTCATAAAGAATAGTGCCGTGGGGTGTATCAACTTCGTTAGGCTTGATATAGGTCGCTTGTCGCCTGGTCGCTCCGAAGACAAGCAGTTTTATTATGAGGTAAAGATGAATGAAAAAATGGAACACAAATTCACCCCTGAAGAAAAGATTGCGTGGTGGGGAAAGGGTGAGTGGGTTAATGAACCTGATTTAGTTACTTTTGAGCATATGGGTATCCAATGCAGAGTATTGAGAATTGCGATGGAAGAGCCACATGCCAAAGACTTTCATATGTTCGGAGGTTTCCTTAACGGATATGTATGTGTTCCTGTCGATCATCTATTCTATCAAAAGGAGTATCAAGATATCGATATTGACTGTCATGGTGGTTTGACTTTTGGAGAATGCTCAGATCGTCACTGGATCGGTTTTGATTGTGCACATTCTTTTGATTACGTTCCTTCAACAGAATATATGACAAAAACAGCAGAATGGATGAAAGATTTTAGAGATAGAGAAGAAGATTGGAAGAAACGATTTAATCTTCAAGATAGTCCTCTATTCAATAGATCATATAGAAACATTCAATTCTGTATCGATCAATGCAAGTCAATGGCAGAGCAATTAGTCCAGACAAGTAGTGAGAAAAAAATAATATGACATGGATCAGTGTTGATGATAGACTACCACCAATACATGTGGATGTTCTAGTCTATAACGGAATCAAGTGCAGTGTATCATTCTATTATCCACCAGAAACTACTCTTTCTAAAGCAATTAATGCTTCTAAAGGATGGCGGTGGGATTGGTCTGAAGACCACTATGAATATGATAAGATTACTCATTGGATGGAATTGCCAAAGGCTCCCATATGAATGAAAACAATAAATATTTCCTAGATCCTGAGACTATTGATGGGGACTATGCCGAAGCCTATCAAAGATGGTCTCACCATTTCAATAAAGGCGCTGAACATGTTAAAGAATGTTTTAAAGAAACTGCTTTTGTGCCTTTTGAACCTTTCTTTGATTCAGGAATTCAAAGACCAAATTGGAAAGCTTTAGCGGAGAGTATGAGAAAAAGCCAAGAGGAATTTAATAATGAGCGGTGAATGTTCTCTATGCGGTGAGCATTGTTTAGATTGCTTCTGTGATAAAGAAACCCAAGTCGGATTCCTTTTTTCAATGCCATTAGACGGTACTCTTGAGATAAGATCTTCTAAGCCTATAGATGATTTAAACGTAGACGGTGATCAGGAAATCGAGGGAGTCGTTTATCACATATATTGGAATAACCAACCTCTACCTTGGTTCACTAAAACTAAAATGAACGCCTGCGCTATTGCATTTGGCTGTCAATGGGGAGCTATGCAAATGGAGAAGACATTCAGAATAGACAGAGAGATTTGTAGTGATCTCAAATTTCTAGATGATAAAGATGGTGGCAATCGTGTAGAGGAATATTTGAAACGATGTGAAATAGGAGAAATAAATAATGGAATGGATTGATATTGAATCAGGGGAAAGACCAAGCGAAGATGAAACAGTACTTGGTAGAAACGAAAAATTTTCCAATCATCTTCCTGAGTTTGTTTGTTGGTTTGAAGAAGAGCAAGAATTTATGCCGATATGTCCTTATCAAAGATTACCTGTTAAGTTAACGCATTGGATGCCGTTACCAAAGCCACCTGAGGAAAAATGAATCTTGACATCACAGAAGAAGAATAAAAAGGTTTAGTATGTTATTGGAAATATACGACTTATCGAATTCTAAAGAGTAAATAGGTAAGAAATGCTCAGAACTTTAGCTAAAGATTTGATGATTTTATTGTTGTTGTATAGCTCTGGTGTCGTGTTATGGGGAGTGCTGGTGCTTTTTCGTCTGTTAATAGGATTTAAATTTTCTTTCCTCTCATAAAGCGCCAGGTGGGATTTGCACCCACGACCTCCGAGACTAGTAAGTAATACTCTATAATGTTTATAGAAATCTCGTTGCTCCCTCTGCTAAGCTTCTGGCGCGTATTATCTTCATGTTAAGATAGCCCCACCCCAAGTTCAATATAAATTTCTTGAATATCATTCAGTATAGGAGTATAGATTATAAATAAAACTTGACAGAGATATGGGCGTAAAAAAAGAAATCAATTGGGAAATGGTCGAGCTGTACGTTAAATCCGGATGCAAACAGATCGACATTTGCAAGAAATTCCACATCGATGAAGATACCTTACGTGCAAGAGTAAAAGAAAAATATGACATGGAATGGTCGGCTTTTTCGGCTTCTTTGCTCAGTGAAGGGGACATGTTAATAGCAGCCCAGCAGTTTCAAAAAGCTATGAAAGGATTTTGGCCAGCATTGCATTGGCTGGGTAAGACAAGATTGGGGCAACGTGAGCCAGAGCTACTCAACCAATTGGCAGCAAATCAGACACATCTAGATCAATCCCATCGCATTATGGAGTTAGAGCATCAACTTGCTGAGGAAATGGCTAAAAAAAAGCAGTGAGCGATAAAAAACGCAGAAAGAAGATGAAAGTAAAAAGGCCAAACGACGATTGCAACGCCGTTTAGCCCGAAAGTGCGGATTGCCGCCCGCTTATGACTTTGTATTCTTTATAATATGTAATATTTTTTTACATGACAAGGAAAATTGTGGATGAGATCGACGACAGTCTAGCAAAACCTATTCCTGAAAATGCACCAAAAGATTCAAAAGGTCGTCTTCTTAGTGTAACTAGCCCAAAACAGAATAGAAGCTTTTGCGAAGCTACCCATCGATTCAATATCTGGGTTGGTGCTGTCAGTTCCGGAAAGACATATTCCAGTCTAGAAAGATTTATCTATGATCTCAAGAATGGCCCTCCTGGCGACGCAATGATCATAGGTGTCAACAGAACATCAATACAACGAAATATATTAACGCATTTGTACAGAAGGTTAGGTTTCCCATGTCCCACAGAGAAAGCACAGATGAGCAGATTATACGGCAGGGATGTGTGGTTTGTTGGTGCGCCGGACGTTTCTGCCGTTTCTACGATACAGGGATCGACCCTAGCCCTCGCGTATGTAGACGAAGCTACGAATTTACCGGAACCGTTTTGGAAAATGTTGGAGTCTCGCTTGAGAGTGCCAGGGGCCAAGCTTCTGGCCACTTGCAACCCTGAGGGCCCTGCCCATTGGCTTAAGAAAGACTATATCGACAAGCCTGGTTTAGATCTCGCCTATTGGAATTTCTCCCTTGAAGACAATCCAATTCTTGATGAAAAATATAAGCAGCAGCTCAAGGCTTCATACACTGGTATGTGGTATAACCGATACATCCTTGGAGAGTGGGCGCTGGCGCATGGGGCTATCTATGACTGTTATGACAAGGACAACGAATATGAAAATCCGTTTCCTCAGCCCAATTACTATATTGTTGGAATCGATTACGGAACAACCAACGCAACAGCTGCTGTACTTTGTGCTGTTCAACCGAATAAGTGGCCTCAAATACGCGTGGAAGCGGAATATTACTATGATTCAGCTAAAAAAGGGCGTTCCAAGACAGACCAAGAACTTGTTAGAGATCTTAAAGACTTTATCGGTTACAAAAACGTATCTGCTGTTTATGTGGATCCTGCCGCTGCCTCACTTAAAATCGCTCTTAGACAGGCTGAATTGCCAGTGCTGGATGCAAATAATGACGTACTACTTGGCATTAAAATCTGCTCAAAATTTATTGGAGGCAAAAATATTGTCATCCAGAAAGGATGTACTACTCTAAAAGAATGTCTTCAGTCATATGCTTGGGATTCTAAGGCAGCAGATAGAGGCGAAGACAAACCAGTCAAGAAGAATGACCATATATGTGATGCATTGCGTTATGCAGTCTGTTCGGCTTTTCCTCAGGGTGAGTTCAGTCATCCTGATGAAAATATTTCTTATGATCAATATCGTAGAAAAATATTCGAAGATGATGCCTGGGGGCCTATTGGCCCAGGAACTGGAGGGTATTTCTGATGGAAGACGTAAAAAATATCGAATTCTGGAGAATGAAAGCCCATGACTATGAATGGTTATATAAGGAGCAGAAAGACATATGTGATGGATATAAAAAGATAATATATGAATATAGATTGATTATGGGTGTGGAAAATAATCAAGGCGATGACCCAGATCATATATAAAATATGTTAACTTAAAATTTTAAATATGATATGAATATCTTTATACATACATAAAGGTATTCATGGGCAGTTATGAATCGGGCCAATATTCTCTAGGATATATCGACCCTTCAGATATCCAGGCAAAAGATTTAAAACAGATGCAGGATTGGTTTTACCAAACCAATTACACCACCAACTCTACCTACTGGCTCCAGGGAGCTATCGATAAGAGATTTAAGGTCGGAGACCAGCAACTGTACAATCAAGTGTATGGCGCTAACTCCCAAAATGTCCAGAAGTTCTTTTTCAATCTAATCCGTCGTCATATCAATATGATCTGCGGGTTTCAGCGCAAGAATAGAAAATCCACAATAACAATTCCTCTTAGCGATGGCGACGATCCATTAGCAGATGACTATAACAAAGTCATGCGCTGGTGTGATGATCGTGATGGATTTCAAGAATACCTCTCACAATCATTTGAAGGAGCGTGTGACACAGGTGAAACACTTCTACACTTATACCCAGACTTTACTTTTGATCCAATTTCTGGGGATCTTTTTACCGATTCGGTTCAGTACAATAATTATTTGATTGATCAGTACACTAGGAAGCAAGACTTGAGTGACTGCAATGGGATATGGCGAAGACGCTGGACTAGCAAGGAAATGGCTAAAATGCTGCTTCCTGGATATGCCAAAGAGATCGACAAGATGAAGCCAGGAGGGATGAAAGATGGTCGTTTCCCTATGCAGGCCGAGCTGCAGAACGTCGCTATCAACAACTTATTCACCTACGATGAATTCTATTATCGCACTACTCGAAGAGGTAAAATCATACTAGATCCTATGTCTGGTGAGGCTGTGGAATGGGAAGATGACGAGACAGCTGAAAAAGATGAGATGGAACGAGTGCTCTATCAACAACCGTGGCTTAAAGTAAAAGAAGTTGATATCCCCACTGTCAAGCTAGTGATAAGCCTTTCTGGAAAAGTTGTTTATCATGGAAAAAATTTACTTTCCATTGACGAATACCCGTTCATTCCGACACAGTGTTATATAGAGCAAGACATCCAGGCATACGCGTGGAGGAAGATGGGCATCATCCGGAACCTTCGTGATAGTCAATTTTTGTATAACATGCGCAAAGTTATAGAGCTTCAGCTATTACAAAGTTCTTTAAATGCTGGATGGATATACCCTGTAGATGTGGTTCCAGACCCAAAATGCTTTAGACAAACAAGTGGAGGGGACGGCTTCTTAATACCACTTAAAGCAGGTAGGCAGCCAAGTGAAATACAAAGAATTGAGCCTGTGGCTATACCTCAATCTCTTCTTGAGCTTTCAAATAGTCTGGCAGAGGATATTACTAAAATTTCAGGTGTGAATGAAGAGCTTTTGGGCGCAGCGACGGACGACAAATCTGGTATCCTATCAATGTTACGACAAGGAGCAGGCCTTACAACTTTACAAACAATTTTCGACAAGCTCGACTATACACAGCGATTATATGGTAAAATACGGCTACAAGCTATACGAAAGAACTTCTCGAAAGGTAAAGTGCGCAATATTTTGGGTCATGATGCTGATCCACGCTTCTGGACTTCCCATTCACAAAAATATGCCATCTCTGTTGAAGAAGGCAATTACTCTACTTCCCAAAGACAAATGGAGCTCCAACAGCTTCTCCACTTTAAGCAGCTTGGCATGCAAATTGCTGATAAATCGATCATACGAGCAGCCTTTATCACGAATAAACGACAAGTTATCGCTGATATGGAAGAACAGCAACAGCAACAGATGCAACAACAACAGGCGCAATCTCAACAACAAGAGAAAATGGATAATGCCAAGATTATGGGACTCTTTGCGAAGGCTAAAGTCGATATGGCACGAGAACAAGACGTTATAGCTTCTGCTAACGAGAGAATGGCTAAGATTGAAGATATTCATGCTGGTGCAGTCCACAAGCAATCGCAAGCAGACTTAGAAATGGTTCGGACAATGATAGAGCTTGAAGACATGGACCTAGCTAATTTCAGAAGTAATTTAGAACTTGCAGAGTACATAAAAGGCGTTAACAACGCCTCACAACAACAACCAGCTGTTGCTGGATAGGAGACAATATGAAAGAAGCAAAACACGGATCAGTAAAAGCAATGCCCCAATTCAATGAAGGGCATTGGGAAAAGAAAATGGCAGATGTAAGCGTTGCAGATGGAAAATATTCTTCCGAGATGAATCAATCTGAAGAATACAAAAAATCTGTTGACGCATTAGCAAGTTATGCTAAAAAGCATAAGGCACAACATTAATATTTCGAAGATTGATTTAGAAAAATGCCGCGGTTAAGAGCCAGCCCGTTGATGAGGCGCTAGGTTAAAATCTAGAATATAAATATCATCGCAGGCGTTCTATTCAATCTTCGATTCTAGAGAGGTTTTATGGCAAAAAAAACACATCATAATCCTGATTACCTAAAGAACAAGACAGCCGATGTGATCAAACATGGCAGTGGTCTTGCCGTTCCTAATGAGCAATGGGAAGTGAATAGAGATCTAACACCAAAAGGTAGACCTGATGGATGGGGAGCATTTCTTCCTCAGTCAGGTAAAGATAGACCAACACCACATACAAAAACCAATGAGTGTGATCATTAATGGACAAATACAATTTTGATGGGGAACCACATGCTCTCAATTCTGAGTATGGGTACATTATAAAAAGAATATATGAGGAGGAAGTTGATCATGATAGTTTGCATGATCAAATCCAAATTCATTTGAAAAAATTTGCTGAATATCTTTATGCAAATGATAAGGAGAGAACAGTACAATGCATGTTAAATGGGTGGTCATACGAAGATTATGAAGTAATCTATCGGCCAGCTCATATCGTCAGTGCTTTGGCTCAGTTCTCTACGCTAGCAATAAAGTTCAAACGTTCTAAAAATGACAACTTGGATGAAAAAAGTGATAAAGATCGAGAAATTGTACATTGATGGGGATCTGCGAGAGGAGGATTTTGTCAGAGAAAAGCATCCTTCTATTGAGAGACACGGAAATCATCATTCTTGTGTCACAGATATTCCAAGTCCAAGTCTACCTCCAATACCAATGAAATTAGATAGGCCTATCTTAGAGAAACAAATTTCTGAAAAAGGAATGCATCCCAATGAGAAACGTAAGAGTAAAACTCCTAAGAAAAAGTCTAAGAAAAATGATTCCAAATCCAAGCGGACAGCAGTGGAGAAGATATAAGAAAAATTATATGTCTGGTCTTGTCTAGTCTTTGACAAGTAAATCTTTTAATGATATGCCATGTGTAAAGAAATATTTTTACATAGGTATATCATGTCTCAACGCGTCACAGCTGGCGAACTCTCAAAAAAAGCCCTTTCAGACAATACCAAATACGATGCTCTAGAAGTAGGACATGCTCTAGCTGATGAGATCATGCCTCATCTTAGGCAATGCATTGAGAATCACAAGACAATCATTGATGAGAATGAATTTTGTATTGTAATGTTGATCGCGAAAGATCCACTGATTAAAAATTTAATGCGAAGGAAATTCTATGCTTGGCCCTATCTTCCTAAACCTAGGCCTAATCAATCTGTCTTCCTCTATAACAAAGCAAAAGATGCCATTACTCATCGTCTTTGGATTTTACCTTCTGATGTTGTTATGGCGGAGCTTCATGAATTGCCTCATGTAGATAAAAGATACCAAACAATGAAAGCTTGGTCAGATGCCTTT